ATGCATCTCATTAGATAGTTCACGAATAGTTACTACTTCGTTATTAGTCTTTGATGCCTTATCAAGGTACTGTTTACCTATCGGAGTATAATTCTTTGGATCCTCTACCAACGGCATAGTCGTCCTTTCTATTTTTCTTCCATGGTTTCTTCTTTTTTTTATCCTTATTTCCTAAAAGACTGTCGTGTATTTCTTTAGGAGCTCCCTTTGGTCTTGGATGTGCTGCTGGCATTCTTCTTCCTCCTTAATAACATCAAACGATATAACTTCATTAAACTCATCGCATTCATTACATTTATTGTCTTCATCAAATAAAAAGTATGGAACCTGTTCTAGTTTTGAATAGAGATTTTTAGTCATATGATATGAATTAATCTCTATGGCTATAACTAACCCACAAAGAAATAAAACTATAAATACAAGCATCTTTAAGGTTCTATCATCAATATACATTTATACTCCTTTAGGATTATTGCCTACCGAAGTATCGCTTGTTGCTCCAGACACAATAGCAGCTCCCATTTTTCCAACCTTGTTACCTTCTGTTGCAACTGCGTTAACCGTTTGAGATACCTGTATAAGCTTTGTAAGCTGCTCAATATCAATATTATCTATTTCTTGAAGTGTTTTAACCAAGTTAAGCATTGATTGTGTCTTATCCTTCTCAGCCTCAAGCTCACGTTCCTTCATTAAACCAATATTAGAAAATACTCTTGAATCTCTTTCCTTAGCCAAGGAACGATCGGATTCGACCTTAGCCTTAGCAAGTTCAGTTTGTGCGGCTTGAAGGGCTTGTTGCATTTGCGCAGCTTGTTGTTCTTGTTGTTGTTGTTGTTGCTGTATTTGTTCCATAGATTTAATAAGGTTTTGTTTATTCTGCAAGGTTGCAGCTTCTATAATTGCACTGTCTGGAATATTAAGTCCAAGCTCTTTAAGTTTTATTAGCTGAGCGAATTCAAGTTGTTTTTGTGTAGTAGTATTAAAGCCTTCTTCTACAGCCGAGTCGTATATACCAAATGCTTTATTATAGAACTGAGGCAACGGTTCTTCTGCAAGGATTCGTTTTATTTTACCAGGTGTGTAATTACTTTGTATTGCATCTATAAGAACTGTTCCTAAAAGTTTTTGGGATCTATCAAGTTGGTCATATAGAGTTTGCAGCGTTGTAAGTCCAGCTCCTTGCCTAAGCATTGATAAGATCCCAGCTTTGTCGTCTACTGCAGATCCTAAAAGCTCTTCATTGGCACCAGAAATATCAAGCTGCAATGAATCAAGTTTATCTATGATGGAAAATAGCGACTGTGATACTTCTGCCGTTGGTATTTTTTGTATATCAGTCATTTGGGCATCCTGATTAAGTGCAATACCTTTTCCTTGTCCAGCTTTTAGGTAGACATCATCTTTATCAACAAGTGCATTTTCTTTATATATCCATCCTGAGTTGGTTTGAGATTCAAAAGAGTCCAAGGCTATATTAACAAAGCGGTTTGAAAGCCATTGTGCGTCACGCAGGCCTCGGACCACGCCTTGAAGTTTAAGTGAATATGAATCTATATTGGGATTAAAGTAACCAAATACAGGAACAAATGGATATTTGTCTGTTCCTAAAAGATTATGGCCGTCATAAACAAGAACACCATTAACTAAAATAGCTAACTTTACTGTTTGTATATCGTGTTCTGATACTATAACGGTTGGATAGGCACTTAAGAATTGAGAGAGACCTTCTTGATTACTTTCTTTCCATTCCATTGTTTCGCCTGTTTGAGTATCAATAAGAAGTTTTTGTGATCTTGTATCAGTGTAATAATATTCATCATAAGAGATTAAACCTTGAGCATTGGCTCTACCACTTCCAGGCATATAAGGAAACTTGTTGTCTATATTTGTATTACATATTTCATCTAACATCTTAGATTTATCAGGCAATAGAGATTTTACTTGTTGCTTAGACAAAAGCGATCTTTTCCATATAGCACTGCAATCAGATAAATCACTTTTCTTAAAGAAAGGATCCAAAAAGAGAGAATCGTAAGCACAGTTATCTATTTTTATGGAACCTGATACCGGGTCTTGACGATAATCATTCCAAACATATAAAAGACTTAACCCTGTAACAATAGCATCATGAAACGCATCTGATACAGTCTCAAGCATAGCTTCTTTTCTGTTTATATGATTAATAATCTTTGAATACTGATCAGCAGTTTGCTGGTCTCCATTTTCTACTGGAATAACAATTAGAGATTTACGGTTACGACGTTGATAACCAGAAATCATGTTTATAATACGTCTTATTTTATTGAAATTGAATGTAGCTCTATTAGGTATAGGAATATTGTTATAGATCTCATCCCAAATAGTCTGGTCACCAGCTTCAAATCTTGCATCAATATTAGCTTGATGCCAAAATGTCTGATTATAATCCATGCTTTTAGTATGAAAATCCTCAAGCTTAGACTTAATAATTTTACCCTTATCAGAATAGAACTCTGGAGTATCCATAGGAAATAGCTTCATTACAAAAAACTCCTTTTAAGTTTAAAATATTTATTTTCCCATTAAAGGTTATATATATAAATAACTTTACAATATAACAGCAATAAAATGCAAAAATATACCTATTCGTTCCACTTTCTATAAAACTGTGGTGCACTTCCGGTCCCGTACATAGCTCTTTGATAACGCTTGTTAAGTTCCTCTGGAGAGTTACCACCTTTAGCCAAAGAAAGCGACGTACAAAGCACTCTGAGAGCGTCTGAACCGTGTGATGCAAAATTGTGGCTTGGAGCATCATCAAAGTCCATAGTCTTAGTATTATATTTCTTAGAATAGTTATCTAATGCCTTTAATAACTTGGCGCATTTAGGTTCATCTATCCAAAAAGTAGGTAACTTACTTTTAACTATTTGAATTCCACCCCATCTATCAAGACCGCTTCCAGTACTTCCTCTATCTAGTCCTTTTGTAAACTGTAATCCAAGCTGTGATGCTATCATCATAGGGCTTAACCCATTAGATGAATTCTTATTAACAATATCATGTGGCCCAATATGCTTTCCATAAGTATAAGGTTTATTAAGTACTACCTTTACATATGCTTCCATAGCAAGATTATGGTTCTCATAATAATCTATTAAATGAACTGATTGACCTATAATTTGAAAAAAGATTATAGCAGTAGCATCAGTAAATCCGATGTCCCAAGCAGTATGAACAGGAAAAGCAGATTCATAAGGGACCGTGGAAATCCTATTATCAAGTCTTAACTGATTTATAATTTTAGCGTAATAACTTCCTTCAGTTCCTTTGTTAAAATTAACATAAAATTCTTGTTGTATCATTTCTTCAGACATTTCTCCAGTAGCTCGTAAAGTATCTATTTCATGTTGTGGAATATGTTGAGCATCATCTACAGTTTTAATATCGCAATACCAATCAGATGAGTTTTGAGCTATCTGATAAAGATCCCAAAAATGGTTCTTTCCAAAAGGGGTAGAACAAAATATTGCCAAACCATTATTAGCGGCAAGAATAGGTCTTATTGTTGAATATGCCATAGGATTTTGTGTGGCGTATTCTGAAAATACGACAGCAAATGGGTTGGTGCCTCGAAGTCGATCGTAATTCTCACTTCCAAGAAATTGGAGCACGGAACCATTAAGGAAAGTAATTTTCATTTCAGATGAGTTTTTAGCTTTAATAAGTTCGTCAGGAATATAATAATCTAAGATCTTACGTCCTTGAATATCTATAGCATCCCATAAACTTCTGCGTGCTTGAGTAAAAGTAGGAAATATATAGTACACAGTACCTACTCTTTGCACTAATTGACGTATTGCTGCATTAAGGGCAAAAATATCTTTACCCATACGACGAGCCCACACTAAGAGAATACGACGTTTATTTCCTGTTTCTAATGCTCGTAATGGAGGTATCTGATACCAACGAGGTTTAAACCTATTTAGAATAAGTTTTTTTTCTACATTCATCTTCTTCCTTTTGCAATTGTTCTATAGTAGGAACAAGTAAATTAATAGTAGATGATTGTTGTTTATCCGCTATCTGCTTTTTAAGATCATTAAAATATAATTCTTGAGTTTTCCATTGAGGATCATAAAGTCCTTGAGTAAATCTAAAGGTTGCCCAATAGTTAGAATCATATGCTTTATGTTCTCTATAATAAGATATCATTTGCAAAGCATATTCTTTAGCTTCCACTAATTCAGGAGATTTCTTTAGGTGTGACTCCATAGAGCTTCTTGCTATTCCATATTCTTTTAGAAATTCCTCAAAGAATAGCTTAGGTTTATCATTATTAGCCCAATTTAATAAATTTTTAGCAAGTTGCTTTAATTTTTCCTTAGCAACTGTTTTAAGATTATAAAACCCAAAAGCTTTATTAACACTATCAGAAGTACGTTGTTTTGACTGTTTATCTTCTGGTATGGTAATTGGGGGTAATTTTTTAACATCTGTGTAATGAATGGTCTGTGAAGGCTTTTTAGTTGATTGGTGTATCTTTTTAGAAATACCTGCTGGAGTTATTGCTTTAACTTGTTTCTTCTTCTTCTTCGACACTTGCGTCTTCGACACTTGTGTCTTTAACACTTGTGTTTTCTTCACTACTAGTTTGCTCATTATTCTCCTTAGTCATAACCATAACGGTTTTACCTTCTATAGCCCATACCTTTTTAGCATTAATACGTACTACTTGGCAATCATCTATAAATAAAACACCGTTAGAGGCATCACAAATTTTTTTAATAAAATTATCAAGATCTAAATGTTTAGTATGGTATGTATTAACTAGTCTAGCTTTTTTGATTTTTGAATAAGAACGAGGTAATTGCATATAAAATATTAAGTCTAAAGATACAGGTCCGTCATAAGGAGGGTAAGAATATTGAGACTTAATGATAAATGATATTTCGTTCATCTCTTTAGCCTGGGGGTTATAAGTATGTCCTTTGCAGTCTCGACTGTTGTTAGTAAATCTATACCTTTTAAGGGGTGAAGGATTACGATCTATGATTATAACTGATTTATTAACTGATTTCTTTTTCAATAAGTTTAGGCGAGAATATTCTTTTATTCTATCAACTGTAGATTTATTAATTTCTTTAGGTAACAAGTTATTCCTTAAAATCAAAATATTTCTGTAATAGAAGAACTGCTAATGCATAGGTGACAATTAAGATTATTATACAGACATGAGGTTTTAATATAAGCTTTATCATACTTACTACGATTTTTCCAAACATGGAAACTTCTCCTTTGGAACACACAAGTGTGGAACACACAAGTGTAATTTACACAAGCGTGTTTGTAGGCATTGTAATAGACTATGATGCCTATTTTTATTCATAAACATATAAATCACCTAATAATAATAATGAATAGTCGGAAACCCCGGTTTTGTTTTCATGTCTTTAAGTGTATAAGCTCCAAGAGAATTTCTATGTCTTCTTTTTAAAGGAATTTTTGTTCTTGTATACTTTGCACAAGAAGTTAAGAATACTATAAGAACTATGCCAGTTAGTAACATTATAGAATATTTTAATATTTTCATAAGGATCCTTGTAATGAAAAACATAAAAGGAATAGGTTTATTGTTTTCAGTCTATGGTATTTTACACCTTGCATTCTTCTTACACTACATGTTAGTTAAAAATTCATCAATGATGATCTTAATGAGCTTAATGCTTGGCTTTATAGTTATCTATGTGGGATTAATGTTTATATATCTTAGTAACCATAATAAATAAATGTCTTAGACATTAAATGTCTTAACAATTTTCAATAATAATCTTTATGTCAGTCTTTTCTAGTTCTAAATACTCTACGATTGTTTTCCGTAAAAGAACCTGGGCTAAAGCTCCATTAAGACTAGAAATATATTTTACAAGCTCGTTTATATCTGAATTTGAAGGATGAACT